TGTTACCTTAAAACTTGATGCGGTCATGCTTGAAACCATTGCCGATCTTGAAAATGAAAAAGAGTCGGCCGTGGCTACGCAATTAGCCGCGTTGTTATAGTAACTCGCGGAGAAATTAACAGTTACGTCCCCGACCCCGTTGTCCGTGACGGATTGAACGCAATCACTTGAATGGACTCCAAGGGCCGGTGTTCCGGTGTTTAAAATTTGCCCATAACAAACTTTTTCCCCTAAGCCTTTTTGACCTAAAACTTTAGAGTCCAAACTACTTTCCAAGTCTGTAAAAACAGGCGTTGGTTTTTGTTCGTCTAATTTTTCAACGGTCCAATTTATGTCACGTTGTCCATTCGCCGCACTTCGGTCGCCTAAAAGGAAGTTCCCCGTTACAGTTCCCCCCGCAGCGTGTTCGTATAATAAGAGAACAAGTTTTTCCCCCGGACTTGAAAAAGTAAAATCACTACAAACCTTAGTAGCCCAAGCCATTCCTAAGTTGTTAGTAGCAAAGTTCCAAGATAGCATGTTTTGAACTCGCTCGGTTCCGTCTTGAATTTTTGACGAAATGTCGGTTTGCCACTCTTCCAAAGTAAACGCTGTTCTACTTACCGAACTCACACTTATTCCGGCTTCGTGTCCGAAGGACGAACAAAACTTATAGCGGCCCGGAGTCGGAACATCTACCGAAATACCAACCACTTCCGAGCCCGCCGAACAAGTTCCCACCGAAGGTTGGTTGCCCCCGTTACAAGGAATTTTTGCCGGCTCCGAACCGGGGTTTACTACCATGTCTAAGCCGCCGTCTACAATCGCACTATAAGTGCTAACTGCCCCCGTAGAAATTCCGGGGTTTGACCCGCCAATGTTTGCATTGACATACCAACCACTTGTTTCCAAAGTTATTGCCGCGTTAGAGGTAGTCGGGTATCTAACAATTTTCCAATTCAAACGTCGACCGCTTGCCGTGTTTGTAATTTGAGCCGAACCGCCGCCCGCATAACCTTGCATTTTAAAGTTACGAGGTCCGCCGTCGGTATAAGTTTTTGTGAAAGTACAAACAATCCAAGGGAACGGATAAATGTTTGTTGAAGGCCCTGTTCCCGAACCACATTCCCCGTTTGTAGTTGTCCCGTCCGAAATTCTAAACCCGAAGTCAACCGAAGTTGTGTTGCCGAGTCCTGAGAACATAGCTTGAACAACGTATTTACCCGGCGGCAAGTAATCAAAATCAATGTCCGGTAAATCATTGTCCGCAGTATCAACCGGGTAAGTTGAAGAGTGAACCGTGATTGAAGGACAGTCGGCGTCCGTAGGGAAGTCCCCAAAACTTGCCGACGTTCTTGACCAAACACAACCGGGAATATTTTGGTATTCCGCGTGGGCAACTAGTTCCGTTTGACTAATTTGAAAGTCGTTTCTACCCGTCCCGATAAAAGCGTCGTCAATTATAACGACGCCGGGGTCGGCAACGGCGGCTTCAATTCTAACCCTTAAATCATCCGCAACGTCGTCGGGACAATCAAAGAAAAGTTGAGCCTTTTTCTTAGTTGTAGTTACTTCAAGTTCTACTTCGCTAACTGAAACTTCGCTCGCACCGGAGTCGTCGAACTGTCTAACAACCATTTTATAGTCGCCAAAAGTTCCGGCCGCATAAATATAACTAATTTCGGCTTGGCATTTATTACCTAAAAACCCGGTTGTAATGGGGGCTAAAACGGAGTCGAGAGTTTGAGATAAAGCAGAGGCGTCCCAAGAGCCGGATTGGGCTCCAAATAAGGGGGCAGCAGTTTCGGCGGTAAAAGTCCCGCCCGAAGCGGTCCAATCACTCGGCGGTGTACCGATCTCGAAATCAAAATTGTTATCGGATAAAACGTTAACCCCACTTGCACCACCGGCCCCGCTTCCGATTTTTTTGAAGCTAGTGCCGTCGGTTGAAAACTCAAGAACATTACTAGTAGAGTTCCAACGGAAACGCGGGTTATTAACGCCCGAACCAATGTCAAAAATAATGTCTTTGTCAATGTTAGTTCCGCCCCCGACTTTCAACAACTCGCCCGCAATGTTTACGGCTTTGTTAAAGTCAAAGTCCTTATCGGTATTGTCGACAATAATTGAAGGGTTTGTGGCCCCGTCGCCTACGTCAAAGACAATACTTTTGTCGGCCGTTGAGCCGGGCTTTCCAATTTTAAGTAAATCGTCCCCGATTTTTGCCGCCATTGCGGTCATTGTTACGAGAACAATTCCGGTCAATACCCAATGTTTCTTAATAAAATTTTTCACTTGTTCCCCCTATTAAACTCTAAACACTGTAAAACCAGTGATTTTAAGTGTTCCCGAATACGTTGTTCCCGTTAAGTCTTGAGTTGTGTACTGCAATTTTGACTCTGTTCCCGAAACTAAAGCAACTGAAAAAGTTGTCTCTGCGTCCCCGATAACAGACTTAAAAGAAGTTTGCCATTTGTCGTTTTCCGCTCCGGCCGCGTCCGGATCATAGCTTCCATAATACTCACCCATTTCAACAACGCTTTGAGTGTCTGTTCGGCGGGTTATTTCAAAGTTAAACTTGAAAGCTTTAACCACACTCGAGTCAAACGTCGGAAGGTTTGTAATGTCCAGCGGTCCGGCGTTGTTCGTAAGAGCTTGTTCGATTGGCGAAGCTGTTCCGCCCCTTTGGATTAATTCTTTTGTTGCCGCAACTAATTGGTCAAACGTGTCGGTCGTTGAAGTCAAAAGGGGAATACCAACTTCACGAATAACGTTTGCGATCTCCTCTTGCCATGCGTTCGCGATTGCCGCACTTACCACGGTTGCGGGAATGGATAGGGAAGCATTCCCTTCCGTAAATTTGTTGTCGACGGTCGCGCCGTCCGAATCAATAACGTGCATTTTTTCCCCCTGTATTCCTATTTATTAAAACACTTTAATTAAGTAAAAGAAAACAAAACCGTGGTATGGGCCGGTTTAAATTTCTCAATCACGCATTCAAGTTCGTCGTTTTCTGCTAAGGTTAATCGTTCCCCAACCGTTGATTGCCCTACCCGGAATTGACGCACTAAGCTGGCCGGTGCGTTAATCTGCCAAGTAAATGCCCAACCGGCCGGGCCGGTTCCCCCGCCGGGTAAAGTCGAATTTGAGAGTTTGTCTCCCACTCGAGCTTCCCCCACACGGAAGTCTTTAAACTGCTCAATGTCAATAACTCCAATGTCATAGCCGAGTTGTTGAGCAATTAAAATATAAAAGTCTTCGTTTTGACCGCCCCCGGTCGTAAGCTTTTGCAAGACCCGGTTTCTTCGTTCGCTTAAAGTTAACTCGCGGTCGGCCGGCGTACATTCGTCGGGAATACCTAAAAGCCTTTCCCAATCGTCGAGCATTTCGAATGCCGTGTTAGGGTCCATTTCATCTAAAAACTTAAAACCGCGTTCTTCAATCCTGCACGGTTCTTGGGCAAGTCCTTCAACAAGGGCCTCAAAGTCCGAGCCAAAATTGAAACGCCAAGCCCACCCCGAAGGGAATAGCTTACGAATTAAGCTTTTATATTTCTCTATGCTTAAGGAAGTGGTTGCCATGTAATCGTCCCCAATACGGCTAACTCGCCCGTTGCCGGTGCAACGTCGGCCGGAGCCCCGCCGTTAATAACAGTTATTAAATGGTCCTCTTCCCCAAGAGCGATTGAAATTGCTTCGTTCATTTTCGAAAGCAAAATCTTGCCGTCAAGAGTTACACCGGGACCCCCAAAGGCTCCGTTAAGAGCCGCTTCCCTTAAAATCATGTCCTCGAGTTCCGTTTGAACATTAGTTTGAACCTCGGCCGTGTTTGGCTTTAATTGAATTGTCATGTCGATTGCTAAAAGGTTAGGTGCAAAAACGTTCACGTTCGCCGTTACCGGACGAAGCGGCTCAATGAAGTCGACAACCTCTTGAATTTTTGCCGGGCTCGGAGTGATAGGGTTTTCATCGTCTTCGACAAAAGAAACCCCTACCGTTCCGGGCCCTAAGTTTTGAGGTAGAACCCAAGCTCGAGTTACGCCGGGAACCGAAAGGGCCCATTGTAAATAGTCGTTTGCAGCGCCCCCACTAGGCGGGTTTTGAATGCGGTCAATGAGCCGGGACCTTAAGCTTTCGTCGCCCTCTGCGTCCTCTGCGTCCGTTGTGATTGAAGTCACGGTTCCTTCCGAGTCAAGCCCTGCAATCGGGCTTTGAATTGAAAGGTTGTCGGCTAACTCGAGGTTGCCGGCGGCTCCGGCGGTGACTGCGGTCAAGTCCAGTACACCGCCGGAAGCTAACGTTACCTCGGTGTCAACCGTGTACTCTGCCCCGTCGTCCCTTTGATAAACCGTCCCGGCCGGAATAGTCGTGCCGTCGGTTCCCGTGACCGTAAGTTGAAATTGAGCAAAGGTCGCGATTAACCTACTTACCCCCCAAATACCCGCCCAACGGTCTAAGAACTCAGTCTCGGCCGTGTCGGGGAACGCGTTTTTCTCAATGAATTTTAAGAACCCAAAAAGTAAATGGGCGAGTCCCGCAAGGGCCCTCGAAATAACCCCAATAAAAGACCGCCTTAAAACGGTTACAATGCCAAGAGGTCCCTTAATGTCGCCCTCGACTCGTTTAATTAATTCCGGTAATGTCGGTCTGTCGAATGCCACTTACGCCCCCTTCAATTCTTGTTCGTCCCAATTAACTTGGAACCGTGACTCGGTTCCGGTCGGACGGGTAATTATAATTTCGCCAACTAATTGTCCGTCGCTATCGTAAGAAGCGGCAACCGAAATAGTTGAAGCAACCCCGTCCTCGAGCATCCAATCCAAAGCCTCTTTAGAATAGTCCTCGTAACGTCTTAACGTTTCCGTTGTTCTTTTTTCTCGTTCAAGTGTCCAAAGCCTCGAACCGATTTTGTCTTGGTCAATGTCGGGAAACATATCACCCCACCAACCTTTTTTAGACTCCGCCAATTCGGGAAGCTGTTCGTCGGTAACTCTTCTCTCAGTGAATAGCGAAATTGTAACCGCAGTTTGTAAGCCGCCGTCACTTTCCAAGTCCCCGTTCTTAACGTTTATGTCGAAACAATTATCTTTAATAACTAATGCTATGTCGCTCACGATGTAATGCTCCCCGGATAAGTGCCGGCCGAAGACCCGCTTGTTACAGTTGTTGAAGTCACGGCCGCCGCTACAATGTGGTCAATAATGCCCTGACAAATTGCTGTCCAATAAGTAATTAACTCCGCCTCTTGAGCGCCGGTAATGTCTGAGTTAATTGCCTTCATGTTTGCGACTATTAAAGCCGCCATAGTTGCAGCGTCCATAGTTACACCTTAAAGCTTTCAAGTTTTGTTTTAATGGCATTCATCGCAGCGATTGAACCGGGGTCCATGGGTTGCGGACCAATGCCCGTTATATTTTTATTCGCAATGTCTTGAGTTATCCATTCAACTAAAACCGCAATAAGTTCGTGCGAAGCATTTTCAAACTTATATTTCGGGGCTTGGGTTTCAATGTTATCCGTCGAATTGATTTTTGTTTTTCCGCCAACGGTTAAGTCCAAGTCGCCTACAATGTTCGCAACTATTCGAGCAATGGCATTAATGTCAATGTCATCGGTCTTAACGTGAATGTAATTCCCCGTACTACTAAAAAGTTGGCTTTCCCCGTAAGCCATAGCGGGAAGGTTTGCAATGGCGGCTCTATTAAGAGTTGCCACAACAACCAAATGTTCTCGGTTGCCCCCAACACTTAACGCAATTCCTTCCGAACCTTGGGGCGGCTTTGATCTAAAACCAAACTCTTGAAAATGTTCGGCGTCGTCGGCCACTTCGTCGGCTAAAAGTTTTAGTTGTAGAAGTTGAAGAGGGTCGGCGTTTTTAACCGATGAAAGCACGGCACGGCTAACCATTAAGTCCACTTTCCTTTTAAGTGGTGCCATAGCATTTTTAACAAAACGTCTTAAGTCTTCAAACTTCATTATATTTTTTCCCAACCCATTAAGTCCACGGGGTCATTTTCTTTTTTCTTATCTTTAGTAAATTCAAAAGCGTCGGGACGGATTAACGTTAATTCCGTTTTTGTCCCGCCCTCTTCTTTTATGAACTGCACTTTTTTAATTAACGCCTTTCCCCGGTAGCCGAGAAAACCGGCGTCTACAAAAATTAACTGGTTAACGTCCCAAATGGTTCCGTCCTCTTGACGCCAACCTTGGACGGTTACGTTAAGTTCAACCGACCTTGCCGAACGAATGTCGGCCTCGTACTTTGCTCGCTCCAAAGCGGCGGCATTGTCCGCAGCATTTTCGGCAATTACCAAAAGTTCTCTTGTTCTTGTAATGCCGGAGTCCGTTGCCTCGCCCATTGAACCAATAGCTTGTTCGGCCGTTCCCTTAGTCCCTTGAGCTTGACCTTTAACAATGTACTTTGAAAACCTTTCCGAGTTATCAAAAGTAGAAGACCCGCTTAATAAATTTATGCCAGACCTAATTTCGGTTGAAGCCAATGTCGTGTCTTTTTTCGTAAGAATAACGTTCCCAAAAAATGAAGGGTACATGATTAAAGAGCGAGCCCTAGCCAATCGGTCTAAGGCTTCGAAAACAGTCTCACCTTGGCGAACTACAAATTTGTCAAACTTTGCCCCGCCGTCGGCTCTTAATAAAATTTTAATTCCGTCGTAAGGCTCTACAATTTTTTCGGCAATGGCTTTAATGTCGAGGTCGTTGTAAACGTTTTTACCCGTTATCGAAGAGTCAATTAAGTCGGCCGTTTTACTTCGGCCCGAAATATTTATGGTTCGGTTTTGGGCTTGTAGGTCAAAACTTACGGCGTCAATGTAGCCGGTAATTACTGAGTCTTTGCCGGTATGAATGTGAACGGCCGAGCCCGGTTTTAAATTAAAAGGCTCTTGGTCCGCTCGCCATTTATCGACAACGGTTAAATTGAACGTGCTTCCGAGCGTGTTTATTTCACGAACAATAGTTGCGTTCTTCCAACCTTCATAGACTTGCGACCCTATAAATAGGGTTACGGCGTCGTCAACTAAGTTAGTCTTTTGGAAGACATTAGGAACTCGCCCGGACATCGACAACCTCTAACTCGGTTTCGCCAAGAATGAAGCCCGGATGCCTTACCCCGTTGCGGTCAATTATATCTTGTTCCGCGTCCGGGTTTTCAAAAAGGTCGTGAGCTAAAAACAACGAGTGAGTTGTATTCTTAACTTCAACGGTCTTTACGTTTGGTAATTCCGAGTCGACATCTGGTAACACCTCGACTAATTGGGCGTTCAAGTCGCCCATTGTTTGAAATACATCGTCGTTTGTAGCGTTAACCGATTGGTCTTCTATTAAGTCAACCAACTCTTCCCGCTGCGTGTTTGCAGCTTGGACGCTTTCATATTCGACTTCGGACGCTTGAACCGTCCCTTTAATTATAGCCGAACGACGGATAAAATTATTAATTATGTCTTCGTTGTCCGATTGACGAACTCTTGAAGGCGTTGTCGTTGAGAAGTTAGTGCCCGTGTTCCCAACGAATTGAAATAAAGTTGAGTGCGCCCGAAGTTTACCCTCGGGCGTCCCCAACGCCTCTTCCATTAGACTCAAAGAGTCCAAAAGACGTGTGGACAACTCTTGCGGGGATTGCAATAAGTCGTTGACCTCGGCCTTAAGGTTTCGAACAGAAAAGGCTAAGTCTGCAATTTCTTCGGCCGTTTGAACAATGCCCGCCGTCGCCTCTTCAAAAGCATCGGCGGCGTTCTCAACTGCACTTCGAGCGGTGTCAACGACAAACCCCGCAAACCCTAAAATAGTAAAGTTTTCGTCGAAGTCTGCTTTCGCCGCTGCAAGAGCGGCCGCGGCTCCGTTTTCTAAAAGAACTTGTTTGTCGTCAATGTTCTTAGGAAAACGATTGTCGCCGGCTTGGTAGAATAGAAAAGTTACTTTTGCTATTCGTCCGTCAAGCGTGTCTTCGTCAAAAGAAGCCGGCCCCACTTGAACTTGAAGAGTCCCATAATACGGATGAATTAACTCGCCCGGACCCTCTTTTTCACACGCTTCAACTAAGCGTTCTTTAATGTCAAAATAATCGTCCCCTAAAATGTGGCCTTCAACCCTAAAGGTTCCCGATACTTTACCAAGGTCTTCGGGAAAAGGGTTGTCCCTATCGGGGAACTCATGTAATTGAACTCTTCGGCCCGTAGTGAACTGAGAAGTATCAATAAAAAAGGGGACCCCTCTAAAACTTGCCGGTCGTAAGTTATCCTTCCAACTCATTAGAATGCCCCCGCTACGCCGGTGTTAAGACCCAAAGACCCGTTCTCACCTTGGCCAATGACCTTAGTTCCTTCCGGGGCTTTAACAAATACGTCAACCCGTGCGTTGTTTGTTCGTGTCATAAATTCAGAGTTAACTTGAGCCGACTGTCTTTGAGCGGCTTCCGCTCCGGTTGGAGCCCCGGCCGGTTGAGCCGCAGGACCGCCAATTTTAAAACCTTTTTCTCTTAACTCTCGATCAAATTTTTGGTCTTGCGTTTCAAAATTCACACCCGGAATTAAGTTCGCAACTTTTTTCAACCCGTCCACTACAAAAGAGAAAAACTCAGTTGCAGTTTTTAACGGCTCATTCCAAAGGTCGGTAAAAAAGGTTTTTAACTCTGTCCAATTCGCAATAATAAGTCCGGCCGCTAAAATGAATAGGCCGACCGGGCCAAGTAAGAATTTTATTCCCGCACCTATGCCCATTAACACTTTCGCTAAAATAGGCCCAAGCGTTACTAAGATTGACCAACCTTGTATCATAAAAGGCAATGCAGTTAAGACCGCCCCAAAGGCAAAAATCAATGGCCCCATAACGGCAATAATTCCGCCAATAATAGTAATAAATTTTAAGACCGTTGGGTTAAGTTTAGAGAGTTGCCTAAACAATCCGGCAATGCCTCTTAGTAAGTTCCCAACAAAGTCCATAAAGCCCGACTCGGCAATGGCAATACCAAGGGCTTCGAATGCCGACTTAAACTCTTTTACGGCTCCGTTAAAGCCTTCCATTTTCATCGCGGCAATTTTTGAACTCTCACCCACTGAGTCTTCAATCTTACTTCCAAGAACGTCGAGTTGTTTAGCTCCGCCTTTTAAAAGTGGAATAAGTTTAGGACCGGCACGTTGTCCGAAAATTCTAATTAGGTCCGTTGCCGTTGCCCCTCGCTTTGCCAAAAGTTGAATTGTATCGGTGAAGTTTTTCACGGACCCGTCGGCATTTAATATTTGGTCCGCCGGAATTTTTAATTTGGCGAACGTTTCTTTTGCTTCTTTTGTAGGTTTAAGAAGAGAAGACATTGCTTTTCGAAGTGCAACGCCCGACTCACTTCCCTTAATACCCGCGTTTGCAAGTTCTCCAATGATTGCCATTGTTTCACTAATGGGTTGGTTTTGACTTGCAAAAATTGGCCCGGTAATTTTCATTGACTCGGCCAACTCTGTAATTGAAGTGTTTGAGTTGTTAGCTGTTTTAACCATGCGGTCATTGAGTCTTGAAAGTTCGCTTACTTCCATTCCATACCCGGCTAAAACGTTTGTCGAAATGTCTGCGGCTTCGGCCAACTCGAGTTGTGCGGCCGCCGCAAGTTCAATAGTTGGCGTTGACGCCTTCAAAATTTGGTTTGCATTTAATCCGGCTTGAGCCAAAAAGCCCATTGATTGACCGGCTTCATTCGCCGAGAACTGAGTTGTTGCACCCATTTCTTTAGCTTTTTCTTTTAACTTTTCAAGGGCAACCCCGCTTGCGCCGGTCTTGCCTTGAACGTCCTTCATTGCAGCTTCAAAGTTCCCCGCTGCATTTAATGAAAAAGCCCCAAAAGCGACAATCGGGGCAGTGAGCCCCAATGTCATGTTACGGCCGACATTCTTAAAGCTTCCCCCAATACGACTTAGTTTCTTGCGAAACTTTTCCGTCGACTTCGAGAGAAGTTTAAACTTGTTATTAAGCTGTTTTATCTTGTTTCCGAGCTTAGGTATTTTTTGCTTAACTTTGTCAATGACACGGCTAAGCCTATCAATAGCCTTAATTCGAATACCAGTATCAAAAACACCTGCCAACCTTAGCCCCCTTGGCTTTTTTTCATTGCCTTACTTTCGGCTTCATTTACTTCGTCAAAACGGTCCATCCAAAAGTAAATGTCGTCCGCCCCCATTTCTAACAACTCACTCGCTTGAAAATGAAAAAACCTTGCGAGTGCCCCGAGTGATTGTTTCCAATCGGTCGGGAAGTTTACAATAAGTCCCCCACCGCTTCGGCCACCTTCATTGCGTCGCTCGATGAAAGTTCTTCGAAAATTCCGAAGGACATACCCGAACACTTAGAAGCAATCTTAAGCATGTCTCCAACTTTTACGTCGTCGCCTAAATTTTTAATGTGTTTTCCGCGTGGTTTCTTAATGCGAATTTCTGTAATGTCTTCGTCGCCCCATTCAATCGGGTCGTCGAGTTTTACCACAACTTCGTTACGAAACGTTGTTGGTCTTTTTTTCTCTTTTTCTA